TTGGTGACGCTCAGGCGATGGCCCGAGGCAACAAAAAGCTCTTACAGGCCTATGGTATGACGGTACTGGCTCACTCCATTGTGGTGCTTGGTACTAACTCCAAGTTTGAGGCCAAGAGTGCGGACGCTGACAGCTTGGACGGTTTAAATACCCACTGCGGTATTATCGACGAGCTCCACGCCCATAAGACGCGCGCTGTATTCGACGTAGTTGAGACTTCAATCGGTAAACGTGATCAGCCATTGATGATCTGTATCACTACAGCCGGCTTTATTCTCGACGGTATCTGTATGGAACAGCGTCGATACATCGCTCAGCTCCTCGACGGCTCCGCTGAGGGTGATTCCCAGTTCGGAATTATCTACAGCATAGATGAAGGCGACGACTGGAGGGAGGAGAGCTCACTCATCAAAGCTAATCCCAACTGGGGTGTAAGCGTTAATCCTGATGTGATACACGCTAACTTGGCCAAGGCTCTCGCTAATCCGCGCTCAGAGAACAACTTCAAGACCAAACACCTCGATGTGTGGTGTAATGCCGATTCTGCCTTCATGCAGATGAGCAAGTGGCGCCGAGCTTTCAGACCTAAGGTCGAGCTTAAAGAGTTCGAGGGTTATCCATGTATTTATGCGCTCGATTTGGCAGCTAAAACCGATATTGCAGCGCTTATACGCATATTCTGGCGTACTGAGGACGATAAAAAGCTCCATTTTTACCACTTTCCTGAGTTTTGGCTACCTTCCGAGCGCGTCAACGACTCAAAGAATACACAGTACGACGGATGGGCCAAACAGGGCTTAATTCACGTTACAGACGGCGAAATCAACGATTTTACGGCCATACAGAACTATATCGCCGATGACGCTCAGCATTATGACACTTTGGCGGTAGCGTTTGACCCTTGGCAAGCCTATCAGCTTGCAGCAAATCTAGCAGATCAAGGTCTGCCGATGGTTGAAATTAAGCCAACGGTTCAGAATTTCAGCGAACCGATGAAGGAAATGCAAGCGCTGACCTATCAGGAGCTACTACATTCAGACGGTAATCCTATCATGGACTGGATGGTCTCTAACGTAGTGGCCCATACAGACGCCAAGGACAACATCTACCCACGAAAGACCAACCCCGAGAACAAAATCGACGGTGTGGTCGCGCTGATTATGGCTATCAAGCAAGCCATGTTTTTGCAAGTGGAAGAATACTACAACTACACGCCTAAAAAGGCCAAAAAGAAATTAGATTTATTTTTTTAGTGAGGTTGATACATGGGTATTTTCAAATGGATAGGAGCCTTTTTAGGTTCTACATCTGATCATGCGGGTTCTCAACCTTCGGGGCCTTCACTTCCGGCCGTTGAGGGTGTTCGCTATCATGGTACTGATAGCGCCTTACAGATTCCGGCAGTATGGGCCTGTATCTCTCTTTTGTCTCGTACCGTTGCGCTGTTACCTATTGACGTGTTCAAGGTAGACAAGGATGGAGTCAACAAAAGACCTGATTTAGACTGTAACCTGTACAACATTCTGGTTAAATCACCAAACGCTAATATGACTCCTTACGAGTTCATATCTACCATGGTGATGAACTGGTGTCTACGCGGAAACGCCTACGCGCTCATCAAGCGCAGAAACAAGGGCGGTGAGGTTGTTGCACTGCTACCGCTGAGTCCTGAGCAGATGAACGTATTTCAGGACGAGAACGGTAACGTACTGTACAAGTATTTCACCAAGGACAACCATTACGTTGATTACAAAGCCGAGGATATACTTCATTGGAAGGCACTCGGTAACGGTATCATGGGTCTGTCTCCTTTAGAGTTTATGATGGCCTCCCTTGATGAAGCTATCAAGGCTCAGAACCTCGCTATAGAAATCAGTTCAAACAACGGCAAGGTGGAAGGACTTCTCACCGCCTCCGCACGTTTGAACGACCAGCAGAAGGAAGAAATCGCCGAGCAGTTTGCAGCTATGCGCCAAAATCGACGTATTCCTGTACTTAATGCCGATTTGAAGTTCCAGCCTATGGCACTGACACCGGCAGAAGCTCAGCTGCTTGAGACCAGACGCTTCTCAGTTGAGGAGATTTGTCGTATCTATGGTGTGCCAAGTGCGATGGTCAACTCAGACGCTGGCGCTTCCGGCTCCAACCTTGAACAGATTATCTCTAATTTTTACCGCTCCACAATCTTACCGATGTGTATCAGCTTGGAACAGGCGATCATGAAGAAGGTTCCAAGTTTTGACGAGCGCTACGACCATACAATCTCATTCAGACTTTCATTCCTGAACAGGGCAAGTGATCAGGCACGCGCCAACATCAACGCACAGGCTCTACAGAACGGCTGGAAATCACGTAACGAGGTACGACTTGAGGAAGGCTACGAGCCTATCGCCTCAGACAATGCGGACGCTCTGACCGCTCAGAGTAACCTGGTACCTCTCGACAAGCTCGGTGAGAACGTATCCAAAGACGAGACCATGAATACAACACAACCACAGAGGCAGTAATACGATGAAAAAACTTAAAAAATCAGCGGAGTTTACTCTATCCGCCGGCGATGAGGGTGTAATCGAGGGTTACGCCTCCGTATTTGGCGGTGTAGATTCCTACGGCGACACTATTGAGCCTACAGCATACGACAAGGTTGTCAGCGCTAAGCAAATGCCGGCTATGCTGTTCGGTCATAACTCTTACTCTGTACCTATTGGCAAGTGGTTAGAGATGAGTGTGGACGATAAGGGCTTAAAGGTTAAGGGCCAGTTAAACCTTGAGAACACACGCGGTAAGGAAGTGTACGACGCTATCAAGTTCGGCGCACTGTCCGGATTATCCGTATCTTTTGCCGTTGATGAGGACGGCTACGAGTTCAAGGATAAAAAAGACCCATGGGCCGGCATGAATATCAAATCAATCAGCCGACTATATGAGATTTCAGTTGTATCTTTACCGGCTGATGATTCCGCACGAATTGACTCCGTAAAGTCTGTAGACTTCGAGGCAATTCAGAGCATAAAAGATTTAGAGGACAGTCTGCGTGATGTTGGCTGTACTCGAGCAATGGCCAAGGGGTTCATCTCCACAGCCAAACGTGTACTTGCAAATCAGCGCGACGCTGAGAAACAGGTAGACAACAACGCAGAAAATGAAGTCATAGCTAGACTTCAGTCAACCCTTAATAAATTCAACTAACGAGGTTCTCATTATGAATGAAGAATTAAACAAGTTACTGTCAGAAATTGACGCTAAAATCGAAAATCTAACCAAAGAGAAGGGCGTATCTGAGAAGGCTCTAAAAGAGCAGTTAGACAAGTTAGGCGCTGAGCAGTTAAAACTTGCCAAGGCTCTACAGGAGAGCGAGCAGAAGTTAGCCTCAGCTATGCCACAGGAAGGCGACAATCAGTCTGTTGGTGCAGCTTTCATCAAGTCAAAGTCATTTGCTGATTTCGGCTCAAACCGCAAGGCTATGTTTACCTTCCAGAAGGCAGCTTCAACCACCACAGCTTCTAATACCTTAGAGCTTGCCAACGTTGTAGCACCTGACCGCAAGGACGGTATTGTTGCTATGCCAGACAGACCACTTGTTATCGAGTCTCTGTTCCCTCACGTACCAACTCAGTCAAACTCAGTTGAGTACCTAAAGGAAGGCGTAATGACCAACAACGCCGCTGTAGTTGCTGAGGCTGGTAATAAGCCAGAGTCAACCTTTACCGCTCCATCACTGGCAAACGCTAACATCGTAACCGTAGCACACTGGACAAGAATTACCCGTCAGTTATCAGCTGACGCTCCAGCTCTACAGGCTTACATCAATCAGAAGATGATCTACGGCTTACAGTCAAAGATTGACGCTCAGCTTGTTACCGGTAACGGCTCAACCACTCAGTTAGACGGTTTATTAAATACCGGCAACTATGTTGATCCTGTAACCGCCGGCTATGTAACTGCTGCCGACTTCGGTAACAACGATACTCTAATCGACTTCGTTGCTGAGGTAGCAGCTGCACTTGAGGACAAGGCTGTAGTTCCTCAGTTCATCCTGCTAAACCCTAAGGACTGGACCGCTCTATCACGTCTAAAGGACGGACAGAAGCGCTTCATTCTTGGTGGCCCTCAGTCAGTAGCTAACAAGGTATTATGGGGCGTTCCTGTAAAGACCTCAGCAGCTATGACAAGAAGCAAGTACGTACTTGGTAACCTAACTCTAGGCGCAACCATCTACGACAGACAGGCTTTAGAGGTTGCTATGTCTGAGTCTGACGGTTCTAACTTCACTCAGAACCTGATCACTCTACGTGTAGAGCGTCGTCTTGGTGTAGCTCACGAACAGCCAGCAGCAGTACACGGTGGTGATTTCGTAATTCCTACCGCTTCAAATAATGGCTAATAGTGATTTTTTCTTGTAACTAAGCATTATTGAGGGGTCTTTACGGCCCCTCTTTTTTTAAGGAAGCTA